TGCACGATTCCCTCACTAAGACAGGCAAGCCGCGCGCGGGCGTCGGCGCCGACCCGGACCTGCTGGTCAGCGGTTCCGACGAGGACCAGCCGGTACAGCCGGCGTCGAACAAGGCGCCCGCGAGCACTGGCGGCGCGGCGAGCATCCGCTCGACGGACGTCAAGGGCAAGTAGCCTGCGATGCCCACCACGACGACCACGAAGCTGCAAGATTTCCTCGGCCGCTGGCTAGTGAACGCCACGCCAGGGACCTCGCAAGCGACGGATTTCCTCGGTCGAAAAGTCATTGCTGGCGATAAGGATTTCGTCGGCCGGAACCTTGGGTTTTCCAACCCGTCCGGGTGGATTACCGCGCATGCCTACACGGTCGGGCAAACGATCCGCAGCACGTCAGGCGCGATCCTGCAATGTTCGGTCGCGGGCACGTCGGCCGCGACCGAACCCACGGCGCCGGCATCTGTAGGTGGTCAGGCGTCCGACGGGTCGACCCTGCGATGGGTTCGCCTGCACTAGCCGGCGTTCGGCCGGCGGTTAGGGTCTGAGGTATGACCGCACCGCTGCTCGGCGAGCTCACGCCCGAGGACGTCGACCAGTACACAAAGGGTCGGCTGTCGCAGGACGACGACGAGACGCTGCGAATGCTGAACGCGGTCCTCGTGGCGGCGCGCCGGGCGTGCGGATGGCATGTCGCGCCGGTCAAAGCTAATCACACGGTAACGCTGAACGGCCCGTGGAGTCTCTACGGCTGCTCGACTGAGCTGATTCTGCCCACGCAATACGTATGGGAGATAACCGCGGTCACGAGCGACGGCGTCACCCTCGATCCGACAACCGACGTCAAGCTAGGCGTTCAGGACCCGAATCAGCCGTCGCCGGTCGGCGTCAAGTTGTACCGCTGCGGCGGAACGTGGTCGCGGCGCCCGGCCAGTATTACGGTCACGATGAAGCACGGTTTCGACCCGCTGGCCGACGAGACCGCCGGCAACGCCGCGGACTGGCGGCAGGCGATTCTCGACATGGTCGACGACCTCGACTCGGTCAAGTCCGTCGGCCGCGCCGACTCCGCTCAGGTAGGGAAGGTCGTCGACGACTGGCACGGCCAATGGCTACAGTCGGCCGTCCTGCCGGAAAATAATGCGATCTTGCAGCAGTTTTCCATTATGGGTAGCGGAATGTTCGCGTGAGTAACCGGTTCGGAAATCAGATGGTGACGTTCGTCCCGGTCGGGGCGGTCGGCGAGCAGGACGAGCTCGGCACGCGCACGCTGACCGGGGTTAACCTCGACACCCCGGGGACCGACGTCTATGGCTGCCGTCACCGGCCGATGTCGCCGAGCGGGCAGGGTAGCCGCGAGGCGCGGAACGAGCAGCAGACCGAGGTTAACGTCGCGGTTGCAACGAACTGGTGGCAGACCACGGCGCCGCCCGATCCGGCGGTACTGGCGGCTAAGGCCGCGGACGTGATTCGGGTTAACGGTGCGTTGTTTCAGATAATCGGCGGTATCCAAGTGTTTCCCGACGGCAACGGTCAGCCGTTCAAGGTGACAATATTGTCGGAGAAACAGGAAATCGGTTAGAGAGGAACGAAGGTCATGGGTTTATATCAGATCACCGACGAGGCGCCGCTGCCGCTCGCTGTTCAGGTCGGCGACGTCTGGCAATTCCACACGGCACACGGCGACGTTGTCGAGCTCGACGACGAGGCCGCCGCGGCCTTTGGTCCGGAGCTGTTGCGCCGCGTCGACGACCCGAACGCGCAGCCCACGCCGCCGGCCTCCGTGGTCCCTGTTCCTGTCGAGCAGCCAGTGCCCGACCAGCCCGCCGACCCCGAGCCGGCTAAAGCGTCGCGGCGCCGCGGCGCGCCCGAGCCTAGCGAGCCCGATGGCAACTGACCTATACCGGCAGATCGAGGCCGAAATTCGCGCCGGCGTGGCAGCCGAGCGGGAAAAGGCCGCGAAATCCGCGAGGGAAACCGCCGAAAAGGCAGTCGCCTACGCCCAAAGCATCGCGCCCGTTCTGACCGACCTCGTCCGGGCCGGCCACGCCGCCACACCGGAGGAATTCCGGGACTCGATCCATTCGGAAAAGGCCCCGGACGTTGACGGGATGCCGGCATACAAGCTGGTCTCCGACGTCGACTACGCCCGGTTCCTCGAATACGGGACGCGCTATATGCACGAGTTCGGGACGTTCGCGCAGACGGCTAAGCATTTCGGCGGCGATCTACGAGGCGGCGGCGAGGGCTCAGCGAGCGACGAGAACGACGACGACCGAGGGGACGACCCGACACAGTGACTAACCCGAATGTGGACATCCTGTCCGACGACGAGTCCCCGCCCGATGGCGATATGGCCGAGGAACTCGTCGTCGCATGGATGCAACCACTTCGGTATGCCGCGATCGCCCGGCAAGCCAGCGACCCGCTACCGATGACGCTGGTAACTCTTATCACTGGCGACGAGGACCTCGATATCGGCACGGCCGACCCGGTCGTCAGCGTTCACACTCTGTGTGCGCGGTCGGCCGGATTCGTGGCGGCGAAGAATGAAAGCCGCCTGACTCACCGCCGCATGTTGTTACTCGGCAGATACCTAGAGCCGATTACCCTAAAAGACGGGCGTTTGGCAAGCATAGATTCGCTGTCCGTTTTCCAAACGCCTCGCTGGCATCCCTACGAGGACACGCAGATATTACGCAAGGTCGGACGTTATTCACTCGGCCTAAGCTACGTTTCATAATGGTTAGACACGAGAGGGAGACCACAAAGTGACGAGCCCAACCGCCCCCGAAGTGGGGACTACATGGCGCGATGGTGGTTTCTCCGCTGTCGACAACCGATTCTTTACCCGCGGCGCGCTGGCGGCGGTCGCGATCCGCGACAATCGCGGGCAGGCTACATCGATAGCGCCGTATCAGGCGAGTTTGACCGGCGGGGCGCCGATCCCGTATTTCAGTCCGGCCGCCCAAGATGGGCAGCTGCGCGCTGACCTGTTCGCGTCGGTCCGCGTCAATGGGCAGTGGGTTCAGAACCCTAACCCGAACCTCGGGTTCTGGCTGATTGGCGCATTCGAGGACCGCGGCGGCCCCGAGCGGCGCCCGAACGTCCGGCACGACGAGCAAATGATCTTGCAGTCGACTATGCCGTTCGACTCCGACCTGACCAGCGAGGGAATGACGCTGCAATTTACCGGCGTCGAAACCCTTAAGCCGCTCATGCGGCGGCTGCGGATGAACCTTCCGCTCTCGGACGACTCGGGCAACCCGATTGTGGAGGACCCGGGACAGGTTCCGTTCGTGCTGTCCAAGCCGACGGACGCCGATTTCATTCCGCGTCAGCTGTTGCTTTTCTTTGGCCGCCGCAAGGCCGGCAAAATGATTTACACCTGCGAGGGTTACCCGCTGGCGAACCTCGTCGATATCGGTAATTTCCGGCGCAGCAAGACGGACGCCGACGCCGCATCGATGCAGTTCATGGCGCTGCCGGACTCGTATCACGTCGACCTCGACCCGGCGAACCCGACCTCGGGTGTCCTCGTTCCGGCGTTCTACTCCGAGTGGACGTTCGGCGACGGATGGGTCGCGATCGGCGGAACCCCGGCATTCCCGGGTGTCTCGCCGGCTGCGACGGCGATCGCGGGCAAGCTTGCTCACATTGTGTTGCCGAGCCCGACCGGGGGCGCCGCGCCGTACACGCTGACCGTGGCATCCACGCCGGCCGAGGCGACGTTGCACGTCGATTCCGTCACCCCGAACTCGCCGACGACGGGGCAGACCACAATCGCCGTATCCGGTTTGACTGCGGCGCAGTCGGATCGGTTCACGGTCACTGCGACCGGGACGAACGGCGTGGCCGCGTCCTCGACGCAGTCGAACGCGATCACGGTCCTGACCTAATGCTGATCCTCGGACTCGTCCTGCTGCTGCTAGGTCATTTCCTCGCGGTCCCGATCCTCGTCACGCTCGGAATTATCCTGCTGGTGGTCGGCGCCGTGCTCTGGCTGCTGGGCGGTATCGGCCGCCCTGTGGCGGGGCGCCGTTACTGGTACTAGAACTGGCCCGCCGCGCGGTCGTCTCGGCTGTCGGTCGCTCGGCGGGCCTCACAATTCAACAGCCAACAGCCGAAACAGCCGAAAGGTAACACCATGACCGTCGCAGCCGAGCATGACGCCGACACTGACGCCGCTGAAGCCGAGGACACCCCCGCACCTGTCGCCCCGGATCGTTCCGGCGCAGTCGTGAGGGCCCGCGCGCAGGCCGACGCCTACGAGAGCGTCTTTTCTCAGCACGAACTCGACCTCGGTAACGGTCAAAAGCTGACCGTTCCGCCTCACCCTAATCTGAGAATGCTCGACGACGACGCCCAGGCCGAATACGAGAAACTGCTGTTCGAGGCGAACAACACCTACGACCGGCACCCCGATATCTACATTCCCGAGCAGAAGCTAGATAACGGGATCGTCATTCCGGCCGAGACGAAACGCGGCGCCCTGATCGTCCCCTATCAGCGGACCGGCTCCGACGGCAAGCCCGAGCTCATCACGCCGCCGCATTCAGTGAAGGTCGTTCAGATCGCGCTCGGCGAAAAGGACTACGCGCGGCTGCGCGCCGCCAAGAAATCCGCTGCCGACGTCTGGCGTATCTGGAACCAACAGGGAATCGACGTGGCCGCCCGGGAGACGTTTCGACCCGTACCTTCCGCGGGCGCAAGCAATGTGGAGACAGTATCCGGGTGAGCTCGCCTCGGACCTGTCACAGTTTCACCGAATCCGCATAGCGGACTGGCATCGCGGCAAGCTGAGCAGTTACGAGCTGCTCGAGCTCGCCGATTTCATGGACGAGAACGGCCGGCTTAAGACGGCGCAGCGTCTCGGCGACCCGCCCGATTATCAAAAGGCGTTATTTCAAGCGGCAAACGAGCTCGCCGTTCTGCGGTCGACGTATGTTCAGCAGGTAAATTCAGACGAGTACGGGTCTCAATTGTTCCTGCTACCTAGCCGGCTACGGATCATGGCTGAAAAGGATGACGTGCGGGAGGAAATGACCGAGGGACTGTTCGCAATGGTCGACCTTAGTTAGGCGGTAACAGCGTGGCGATCGTCCTCGACATCCTCACACACCTAGACGAGCGATCCGTAGCGCTGGCCTCGGGGGCTGCCGAGGCCGAGTTCCTCAACATAGGCATCGAATCCGGCCGACGGATGGTCGAGGGTCTGCATACCTCGCTCGGCGAGTTGAATATGGCTGAGGCGCTTGCGGGCACCGCCGGACCTGAAGAGGTAGGGCAGCTCCTCGGCGAGCGCCTCGGCTCCGCGATGGGCGAGGCTATCAGGGTCGGTTTGTCGGCAACGTTCGCGGTTGGCGGGGCTATGACCGCGCTCGCGCTGGAAGTGGGCGAGGGATTCGAGGAAATCAACCGCTCGATCGAGGTCCATACCAACGCCAGCGGCGAAGCCCTCGAGGGGCTCAAGTCGCACGCTGACGCGCTCGTCGCGACGCTAGATACCACCGCTAACAAGGTGGGCGACGATATGGGAATGTTGGCGCAGCGCCTCGGCCTAGAAGCGGGGGGGGCGCTAGATCAGCTGACGCGCCACGTCGAGACGCTGCGCGACCGGTTCGGGCAGCTCGATACGGGCCAGCTCGCGGCCGCGTTCCTGCAATTCCGGGTCGCCGGCGATCAGGCCGACAACTCGCTCGCCTCGCTGACTAACAGCGCCCGCCAATTCGACGTGCCGCTACAGTCCCTCGTCCAAGGCGTGTCGACGTTCAGTTCGACGCTGTCGGAGGCGAACCTGAATTTCGATCAGTCCGCGCATCTGCTCGCTGAGCTCGAGTCGCGGATGGGTCCGGCGGGCGCGCAACGCGCGATCGGCGGCCTCGAGGCATCGATGAAAGCCGCGAAAACGACCGGCCAGGATTTCCCAACATTTCTAGAGAACCTGACTCGATCGCTGGACTATTACCAGCGCACCGGGCAGACCGGGCAGGCCGAGCAACTCGCGTTCGACGCCGGCGGTACCCGCAAGTGGGCCGAACTTAAGGCGGCCGCCGAGTCTTACTTGCAGACCGTTCAGGCCGGCCCGCAAGCGTTCAACGGCCAGGGCCAGCAGATCGACGACCTCGGCAACAAAACGCGAACCCTGCATAACCTGTGGCAGGAGGTTAAAAACCGGATCGATTCGGCGCTCGCAACCCCCGGGCATACCGTGGTCGACGATATCGGCCAGAAAGTCGACGAGGTTCTATCGTTTGTCGACGCGCACCGTGACGACCTGCGCCAACTGTTCGAGTCGGGGATCGGTGCTGCCGAGAAAATTATCGAGGACCTCGGCAAGATAGCGGCATTCCTCAGCCAGCACCCCGCAATGATCCAAGCGGTTGCCGTCGCGTTCGGAACGTGGGAGTCGATCAAAGCGGTCGACACGGTCCTCACAACTTTGGAGGCGCTGGGCGCCGCGCTGGCCGCGACACCTGCCGCCGCGGCGACCGCAGCCGCGGGCGTCGACGCTGCCGGCGCTGAAATGGGTCTCGCGTTCGGCCCGGTCATGGGCGAGCTGGCGGCGATGCCGGCCGAGGCCGAGACTGCGGGCGCCGCGATAACTACCTCGATGACCGACGCGGACGCTGCGGTACTCGCGCTGAACGGCAGCATGGGCGTCTTAGTAGGGACGCTCGGAACGGTCGCGGCGGCGGCGGCGACAGCGTTCGCGCTGTTCAACTTGCACGGCGACTCGGGGCCCGGCCCGAACAGTTCGGGCGGAGACCATGATCCTGCCGGGCCTAACTCGCAGCAGGGGCACGACTACCAGGCGAAACAGAACGCGGGTAACGCTTACGCCAGGGATCACGGCGGCAAGATGCCGGATGGCTATATGCAATGGTTGCAGGGCCGCGGCCAGATGCCGGCGGGGCTCGCACCCTACATGGGCGGCCACGGCGCGGCCGCCGCGCCACCCGCACCCCCGACGGGAGTGTTCGCCGACGGCACGCCACCCGGCGGACCCGTCACACGGTCGGGCCCCGGATTGCCGGACGCTCCGTCTGCGGCAGGCCCGGACGGGACAGGTTCACTCGGGCAACCCCCGCCGGGGTTGCTGTCGCCGTCTGACCTCGAACCTCACAAGAAGGGCAGCACTAAGCTGCCCGAGGCGCCGCAGGTTCCCTACGGCGCCGACTACGGGGCGCCGCCGCGCCCGGGCGAGTCCCTCGAGGAATATCGGGCCGAGGGGACGGTCGCCGAGAAACGTCACGACGTCGAACAGGCCCGCGCCCGCGTAACCCAACTCGAGGGCGACAACAACGCGACCGCCGATCAGGTCCAAAAGGCGCGCAACGACCTCATTAAGGCGCAGCGCGAGCAGATTACCGCCGAGGGCGCGCTAGCTCACACGCAGCTCGAGGCAACGCAAAAGATGCTGCGCGGTCTGCGCGAGAATCTGTCGGCGTTCGACGAGATAGGTCCGAAGATCGACGCTGATTTCGGCGTGTCCAAGGGGCTCGCAGGGATCGCGGACAATCTGACGAAATTCGTGGCGAGTCTGGCGGCGGCGCCGGCGATGGGCCAGCTTATGGCGACGTCGGCCGGCGCGGGCGGCGTCCCGAAGGGCGCCGGCGGCCTGATTGGCAGTATGGCGCTCGGCGGCGCGTTCGGCCCGCAGTACACCCCCGAGGGTCTGGCGATGGCCGGCCGCAACCCGTACTACGCGGGAATGATGGGCCTCGACAGTATGAGTGGCGCGCAGGGGATGACGCTGCCGGGCGGACCGCTCGCCGCGTTGGCCGCTGGCGGCCCGCTGGCGGCCGCCTCGCAGGGCGGATTCGGCGCATCGCTCGGCGGCATCCCTGGACTGTCTGCGCTCGGCTCAAGCGGTCTGGGTGCCCTCTATGGCATGGGTGGAACAGGCGCCGGAACCGGAACCCTTGGAATGCCAGGCGCGGGACTGAGCGCATTCCTACCGCCGGGCGCAAACGTGTTCACCGGACCGCACACCGACGACACGGGCGGCGCGCTCGTTCCCCGCGCGGCGGCGCTGAAAAACATGCTCGCGAAGATGGGCATAACCGATGTCGGCGGATACCGGCCGCCGGACCAATTTCACGAGCACTCATCCGGCGAAGCCCTCGACATTATGCTGCCGGGCGGAGACAGCCCCCAAGGGCTGGCGGCCGGTGACCAGATCAACTCTTACCTTCAAGCTCACGCCGCAGAATTGGGGCTCCAATACACCCTGTTTAAGCAACAGGAATGGGACCCGGGCCGCGGTCCGTCCCCGATGGGGGACCGCGGGTCACGCAACGATAACCATTTCACGCACATTCACGCGCGAATGATGCCCGGCGCGATCCCGAGCGGATCACCTGCCGGCGATTTAGGGTTCGGGGGACTCGGCGGCCCGCTACAAGGGCCCGACGCAACGCCGGGGCCCGATATGACGACCGACCCGAGTGGCGCGGTAATCGGCTCACCGTCATCGCACCGGGCGAATTGGGACGCGACGCACGCCAGGGAGGCCGGCGCATGGAACACCAATACCGGTAACGGCTACTACGGCGGCCTGCAATTCTCGCAGTCCTCATGGGAACTCGCGGGCGGTACCCGCTACGCACAGCGCGCCGACCTCGCGACACCAGATCAGCAGAAAGAAATCGCAGACCGCCTCTACGACATTCAGGGCCCGCACGCGTGGCCGAACACGTTCGTACCTAACGCGCCGTCGGCGCCGGGCGCAGGGCCAGCGGCACCGCCGCATTTCGACAAGGGCGGCGAGGTTTCGATCGTCGCCCACGAGGGCGAGCACGTATTCACCGGTCCCGACGTCGACGCGATGGGCGGCCACGGCGCCGTCTACGACTTCCGTCAATCGCTGCACTACGACGACGGCGGCGACGTCAGCCCCACAGGCCCGAGTACGGTCGGCGGCAGAGACCCCAACGCCGGTATCGGCTCGGGAATGCCCGGCGGAGGCGGCGGCAGCGGAATGCTCGGGACCGCGATCGGCGGGGCAAGCCCCTCGGCCGGTATCGGCGGAGGCATGGCGGCAGTCGGAGGCGGCGCAGCCGCCGGTGCCGCAGCCGGCGCGGCATCAATGGGAATCGGAATGGCCGCGCAAATCGCGATGCAAGAAGCGCAGCGCGCCATCCAATACGGCGGCCAGGTCGCCGGCATCGCCACACAGGGACTACTCGAAACGTTCCTGCCGACCGGCGGTTCCGAACTCGCACAAAACAACTGGCTCACCCGCATAGGCGGCGCGCTCGCCGGCGCCCGCCCCGCACTCCCGAACCTCGCCGGTAAGGCGCCGACGCCCGTCCCGAAAGGCGCCCCCCCTCCGACCGCGGAATCAATGTTCGGGCCGCTCACCCCGGCCGCCGGACCGGGCGGCTCCCCCGCTCAGGCGCCGAGCGCCGAAGCGGTCTCACCGGTCCATATCGAGCATTACCACGCCAACAACGGCGAACATGCGGCAGGCGCGGACATCGCGCGCCATACGATCGCCGCTAATCAGCCGCCCGGCCAGCGCTAAGACGAACGAGAGGCATTGACCACATGTCAACGGTTTTCACTATCGGGGGGCTAGGTGGTGAGGCGATCGACTACGGGACCGCAGGTCACGAACTCGATTACATGCTGAAAGGGCAGATCACCAAGGGCAATACCGTCGTTCCGATCTATTGGCCGTCCCTGAACCTCGATAGCCTGCTGATCGGACTCGGCCCGACCGTCATCCCCGACTCATGGCTGTCATCGATCAACACCGGGCGCGACAGCCTCGACACGCAACTACACGCGACGTCGGGCCCGAAGGTGGTTTTCGCGCATAGCGCCGGCGCGGTCATCGCGTGCCGATGGCTACACGACTACGGACCGACGAGCACCATTCCGCCCACCGACCTATCGTTCGTGCTTATCGGAAACAGCGTGCGCCGGTACGGAGGCCCGTTCTATAACGACGACTACGGGGCGCCCGTGGATACCCGTTACCCGGTTCGCGACATTCGGCAAATGTACGACGGGTTTTGCGACTTCCCGAACGTTCCGAGCAGCGCGAACTATCTGCTCGCAGTCACGAACGCGGTAATCGGATCGGTGCCGTTTCATCTCGACTACACCAACGTCGATGCCTACGACCCGAATAACCCGACATTCGTCGAGGGAAACATCACTTACGTGTTGTCGCCGACGCGTCCGTGGTGGCAAAACGACTACACCTTGAACCTGATCGAAACCGCCTACGACCGGCCCGAAACCAATCCCACGCCGACGTTCCTGCCGCCGATCGCGCCGCCGTCGACGTCGCCGCTGAAAGTCCGCTACCCGGTCAACCCGATAACGCCGGTCGGGGCGGCCGAGCTGCTCAGCGGCAAGAAACCGAAAATGACGTATCGGGCGTTCGACGATTCGACCGTTTTCGAGCTCATGGGCCCGCTGTCCTACGCCGACCCGATGACACCGGAATCGATCCGGGTTAAGGACCTGAAAGGTCTGATTCCGCCGTGGTCGAACATTACGCAAAAGGGCGCCACGCAGGACGGCTCGACCTATATCACCAGTCTCTACGACGAGTCCGAGGTCGATATGACCGTCGTCGCCCGCGGCCGGATGGGCGAGTACACCCGCAAACTGATCCGGACATGGATTGACAGCTGGGACCCGAAAAAGCCCGGCGAGCTGTCGTGGTGGACCCACGAGCAAGGCCGCTGGTGGGCGCCCGTCCGATGGGGGAAACAACCCCTCGACAAACTCATGGGCGGCAACTGGACACGCCAGCAATTCGGGTGGGTCATGAAAATCTACGACGCGTTCTGGCGCTCCTACGACTGCGTCGACGAGTTCTCATTCCTCTACTCGGACGAGAACGACGATTTCAGCTACACGACCACGTCAGGGCTCGGGGCCGGCTGGACCGTCGCCTATCAAGCCGGCTCAGGCGCGGGCACCGGCAGCGTCTACGTCGACAGCTCCGAAGTCGTCCCGTCCAACCTCTCACCAGATCAGACAATGGTCGCGCGCCGTGACACGTTCACCGTCGGCGGCGACAACGGAGTCGCCTCGATCACGTTCGGCAACGTTCCCGAATGGTCGTTTCCTGCGGCCGCCGAAAACGATATCTGGGCTCGGATGCCGGCCAGCGGCACCCCCGGAACCGACGGCGTCCGGCTGCGGATCGCCGCATTCGAGGTAACGCTGTCTTATTTCGTCGGCGGCGTCGAAACGATACTGCGAACCCAACCGCTCCTGACGCCTCCGCAAGTCGGCGAAAAGTGGACACTCATCTTCGGGACTAGCGACGACGCGCCGCGCACGTTCAAAGTCCAACGCAAGGTCGTCCCCGGAAACCCCGCAGTCGGCGGCATCTTTACCGGCAACGGTTCCGACGTGATGACCGTTGTCGAGAACGGAACCGGCTCACCGGTCGGCGCCGGATACCGGAAAACCGGGTTCGGGATGCACGCCGGCGACCTCATATTCTGGCTATTAGACGCGCTGCCGGGCTCAGTCCTGGCGTTCAACGCCGGCACGAACAGCACCGCCGAACAGGACGGCGTCCTGACCCGCTACAACGTCGGCGACCAACCCGCCTGGGACCGCCTCACCTTCTTTGGGCCCGGCCTGCTGAAAGTGGGCAACGGGCCCGGCAGCTCCGAAATGGTCGAATATGGTCCTCTGCTCGACGGCCAGGTCGTCCAGATTCGCACCGACCCGCGCAAAACGAGTGTCGTCGACCTGACCAGCACCCCGACAACCCCGCAGCAGTCGACGCAACTCGACGCGGCGCTCGCCGACATTCTGAGCTGGGCTACCGGAAACAATCAGACCATGTTGCTTAACGAACTCCGCAGCATCTTCGGAATAGCGGCACCACAAGGCAACCTCTACGCGCTGCTTAAGGGCCGCTGGTCGAACCCGATCCCGGAAAAGTCGCCCGGCGATATCGCCAAGCCTTACCAGGTGAAAGTGTCGATCGAGGGAGGCAACGCAAACTCGCGGGTAATCGCAGCCCTCACCCCGCTACGGCGGTACCCCTCTTGACGACCCTTATCCTCCCGTATTCGCTACCGCACGAATTCGATCAGGAGATATCCCCCCCTCCGCCGGGGCCGGTAACAACCGTCGACGACCTCGGCGACCAGCTCCTACACGCCGACCCGGCAACCGCGGCGGCCGCAGCCGAGAAACTCGCGCAAAAGGCCGACACGTTCGACCCCGAGTTCCGGCTGACCGTTCACGACAAATTCTGGACACCGATCGCCGCGGTCGGCGATTTCATCGAACACACCGGCACCGACCCACGCAACGCGCTACCGACCGGAACCCTGAAACTTAAGGGCGAGGACGAGAACCTTCCGACCATGATGAACTGCCGGACAACCCTCGTCGGGATTACCGTCGAGACAGGCGGACAGCGGTTCCCGTTCTATGTCGACGTCCACGACTACGAAATGAACAATAAAGGCGAATGGACCGGGACCGCTCACCTTAACGGCATATACGACATTTTGAACTATATGACCGTGTTTCCCGACTGGACCCTTCCAATTCAGGCGCAGCTATTCTCACACGCCGTATTTATGGGCCCGATCGTTACGTGTATCGAAAACATGGTCGCCGAGGCCGCGATCCGGATTCAAAGCGGACTCAATGAATTTATTAACAATGCGTTATCCCTCGATCCCGATGTCCGTAACTGGTATGGGACGCTGCTCGCCAATAACCCGAACATTTTCGAGGCGCTTAAAACGCCAATGTATGTCGTCCGCACCGACCCAAGCCTAGATACATCTATGCTGCTCGCCCGGACGGTCCGGATGGAATCATGCGGCGCGGTCATTAAGGACGTCACCCGCGCCTACGGCGTCGACACCCGCGTCGACCTCTGGCTGCCCGGCGATGACCAGCCCGACGAGTGGGCCAACCTCGACCAGCCAACATACGTGTTCACCTGCAAAGACAGGACTCCGCTCACGGGGCCGACGGGCGGCCCGCTCGACTCGATCCTGAAAACGGTCGTCGACCTAGAGGGCTCGCTACTCGGCAACGTCCTCGACCCGATCCTGAACCCGCAAGGGCAGACGGTCCCCGAAAACAATATCGGAATATATGTCGCCCCCGCGCTCGGAATTAACTATGTTCCGCCGTGGGTAATGTTTATAGCCCCCGATACTTATAAAGGCGAAAAGGGCAATGTTTTAACCTGCAAAATAACGGACCATACGCCCAAGGGCTGGAGGCATATCGTTGGGGGGCGTTCTCCAAAATGGCTTAATGACCTTATGAACGCTACCTATTCCTGGGCAATTGATTCAATCAGTATCCTTATTGGTTTTACAGGTATCCCGAGCGACCTTTTGTCGGGATTCTTGAATAACACATTTCTCGCATTTCAACAAATGGATCATTTCCAGCGTCGCAGCGACGTCGGCCCATACCACCCCGGCGTCGAGGTCGTTCACGCCACCGCGACCGCCCCCTACAATGTGGAAACCATATTCGCGTTTATCAATGCGTTCTGGGACAGCCGCGGTTGGACCTCGGCGCAGATAACTTTCCGCAATGGCGAGGGTTACACCTACGGGCGCGACGTGATGCGCGGCCAGCTCGCATCGATCGCCTACCTCAGCCGAACCAAGCTGTTCACCGACTACACCGAACTCTGCGCGTGGCGCGTCGACCCGAAAACCCGAGACATCACGGCACAAATCGGCGACGGACGCGCGCAGGAATCCCCGCTCGGCAAGCATCAGCGCCTAATCTCAGGGGCAATAGAAGCAATCAACGTGCTCACATTGGCGCCCCAATCCGGCTAGCAAGGGAACACATGCCATGACCGTCACTAACTGGACAGTCTCAACGATCAACGGGAAGCAATTCCTCACGATCGACGTTGCAGCGTTCCGCATCCCGCTCGACTGGGACCCGAGTTCAAACATGTTTATCGCCGTCGCCGCCCCGGACGGCGCCCTCGGTAACTTCCCGTTCGCGATCAAAGGTGACGACGGGCTGCCGGCCTCGTTCGTCGCTGGCACGTTCACGGCGCTAGCGGCCACCGACCCGACGCCGGATAGTTTCGCGGTCGTTCCGGCCGGATTGAACTCCGCCGGGGGGCCCGCCTATGCGATTAACGTCGCCCTGCATAAGGGCGCGGACGGAGCGTCGGGAACCTCGGTCCTCGTCCCGTCGGCCTACGGCACGCCGGTCTCTAAGCGAATGCTGATTGTGAACCCGACCGCCGACGGGTTCATCTATCAACCGCAGCTTATCGGCGACCGCTACATTCCGGCCGCAATAGTCGGCGTCCCGTCGGGCAACCCGCTCTACACGCTCTGCCCGGTCCCTGTTCCCGCGCAGCTGTTCGACTGGCGCCCCGAGGTCTCCGGCTATTGCGCCATCACTGGAACTGGGCCGAACGTGTCCGTCGACCTGATAGCCCGATTGAACGCGACGGACACCTCAGCCCCCGAGGTCGGTAGGGCGACCGGCGCGGTCGGCGTCGGACCGACGACGCTCGTCCTGTCCTCGGGACCGCCGGCCGGATCGGCCGACGCTTACGACCGTATCGCGGCCGGCGCCACGGCAACGATTTACCTCCGCACCGAACGGCAGTCCGGCTCAGACACCTACACGACGGCAGCTGCGACGACCCGGTTTAAGGTCCGGGTTATGCCGATCCTGTGAGCAGCCCCGACGCCCCCTTGTGGGCGACGCAGATACCGAATGCGCCGATCCACCAGGACCCGGCGCGGCAGCAGCAGCTCACGCAGCTCGACGCGACTCAAGTCGCCGCGATGCGGGCTCAACTCATCGATACGGTTATGCAGCAGGTCACACTCGCAATCCGCGGCCTATTCCTGCCCGGTCCGATCGGCGCGGCATTCGACCAATTGCAGACATGGGCGAACAATCTCAACTCCGCGCTTACCACGTTCATCACTACCGGCAACTGGAACCCGCTA